TAGTAGCCATGTTACCAATATTTCCTTTCAAGTTCTTTACGCAAAAATGTTGCTTCTTCTATGGTATTGCAAACTGAAGAATAGTATTTCTTTTTTTTAACAGTTATCGTTGCGTAATATTTTCCATTATGAAACAAAACTCCAGTTACACCTGTTTTGCTTGATTTTGGAATGCGAATATTTCTAGCTTGCGTTCCTGGTGATGCCCAGCGGCAGTTTTCTGGCTCGTAATTTCCGTATGTGTCAATACGATCAAGGGTTTCATCGCCTTGTGGCTCACCCATGTCAACAGCAAAATTGCGATAATCCATCCATGCGGGACAAACAGATACACCACGCCCACCATAACGAGGGTAATCTTTATCTGTTGGAATTGTGCATCGTCTAATCATTGCTCGCCACGTATTATAAGAACCTTTGCCTGTGCCACCATGTTTAAAATTACCGATTTCACAACCGCATGATGTCGTATTGCCTGTTACCAAACTACCAGATACCACTATTGATTCGTTACCGCATTCACACTTACACCGCCATAGCACTTTCTTTAATCTGTCACGCCCAGCTTGCTCAATCACAGTTAACTTGCCAAACACCTGACCAGTACGATCTATAAGTTTCATAAAAGCTCCTTTTTAGAGCCTCTAGTATACATCTTATTTTACCATCAGTATACATATCACCTACGACCATCTTGCCTGATGTCAATTCTAGGAGTGCCGAGCTGCCAGGCTACACCAAGAGAATTGGATTCGATCCTAAAACTCATCTGTCTACCACGCAATCGCGTATATACCTGACCATCAAACTCTTGAATGGTGTATTCGCTTCTCTTTGAATAGTCGTTGTAACTAGGAACGCTTGGACTATCAGCAGCGCCGTATGGTGTACCGGAGTTTTGTCTTGGTTTAACCGTCATCGTTACTGTTGGTCCATTTACGTTGGAACCATTAAAGTTTACGTCTGGAAGAATTCGCCAAACAAAGCCAAAATTATGCCCGTCACCGATATCAAAATCAGAAGACTGTACATAAGCATCAATAGGTAGTGCCGTATTTCCCGAAACATCATCTGTACCAACTTCATGGTATAACAACCTCCCGTTGTAATCTGCTGCAATCGGATTAGGAATGCCAGAATCCATCCAAGCAGTACGTGCCATTGTTCCGTAGTACCAAACTTTATCTAAATAATTGTATACAACATACTTGTCAATTGTGGTTCCTGCGCTGCTCTGGCTTACATAAAACCACCATACTTCGTTGAAGCCTTCGTTTGCTCCAGCAAAGACTTGATATGACTGATCTTTGTTAATATCGTCAAAGATATATTGGCGCAATGAACAGGGAAGCGTTTCAACCCGTCCAGAATACATATAGAATTTTTCAAGACCCATCCAGTAAGTTACGTTGTTAATAGTAATCATTGCATTCGGGGACATAACGGATATGTTATCCATCAGGATATTGAATCCCCAAACATACGGCGCACCCAAGTACTGCATTGAGTATAAGCACGAATCAGTCCATACTAGAATTTCCTGACGGGTTGCCCTTGCACCCATGATATACGAGCCGTTTGATAGCCGGAATTCACCAGATTGGTTTGTTAATTGTGGAACCCACTGATACGCATTAGCCTGATCTGACCAGCGAACTAACATAGGATCAAATGCACTTCCTGTTACACCGCCGTTATAGGAGTTAGCACCAAACATAATGACAAACTCTTGTATAGCTGAAGCAATAATTTGGTTTGTAGCCGTAGGCACATATTGCCCTGAGTAAGATATATTGTAATTACCTGAACTTGGAGCAGTTGTAGTTGTAGTAATAGGAACAGTAGTAGATCCCTGAATATATGTTGAGGCTACTTGAGTATTAGCTGGAAGCCCTGTACCTGTAATATAACAGCCCGGAACTAAATTAGTTACATAAGCAAGGGTAATTGTTGTAACACCGGACGAAAATGTAGCCGTTGTAGTGTACAGCGTAGTCGTGTTAGCCAATGAAGCCAAAGATACTGCACGAGTACCTACTCCACCAGACTGCTGCCAGTAATAGGGTACGCCACCACGCTGAGCAATGAGCAAATCTTGACCAAAGTTATCATTAGACCAAAGCAATAACTGTTGAGCTACACCGCCAGTAGATGATGCAGTCCCCCAACCACTAACGCCCCAACCACCTGCGCCCCATCCAGTACCAATCTGATAGACGTTTAATCCGGTATAAACCTGATAAGCTGCTGTTACCGAGCTTCCGCCGCCTGTTGTTGCACTTGTGGAAAACGCACCAGATATGCTAACTGTATAAGAACTGGAACTAAGTATAGTTACGATCTCTTGCTGGGCATTAATGTTTGCAGCGGTAAAGTTATCAACAGAGGTAGACCCACTAAATGTAACAAAGTCATTCTGTGTAGCACCGTTACCTGCATCGGTCACCGTAATTAACGAACAACCTACTCCCGCACCAGATGTATGGCTAGCTGCTGTAGTGCCATTGTATCCACGGGTTAACCCTACTAATGTACTGCCAACTACACCGTTATAATATATTTGTTCCGAATCAATATTAACAATCCCCGGGGAATTAGGGAAAGAAGCGGCAGAAGTTAAAGTAAGGGATGAAGTATTGGTTGCACTTAGGTTTGCGCCAAGCGTAGTATAGGAAGTAGAAAATGGATTAGAGCCAAGTGTATCGGTTTGTCTGATTGGCGTAATATCATTGTATGCACCATTTTGATAAATATAGTACTTGAGGTTTGTCCCTACGCCAACGTAGTTATTTTGACCATCAAGACTTACCCAGTTCCACAATGAACGACAAGTTCCTAAGTACTGGCTAGATATAACTTGTACCCAACCACCAATTTTTTCTGGGTAACCAGAACGGAAACGAATTTTATCCCCATCATACCAACCGCCTTCGTTAGCATAATCAGTGCCCTCTCTATTAAGGCCGGGACGGAATTGTAGTTTCTGTAATGGCATTATTTATCCTTAAGCAGTCGTGCTACCACCAAACTTCTTGTATTTATCTAGCAAGACGTGCAAATCATTTTCATGTTGACCATACCCAGCACCGGGCAATGAAGCCCAGATATGCCGACATTTATCAAGCGCTACCCCAATGTATCCAGCTTCAACATCATCTAGGGCTTTACACTCTTTAATCTGTTGTATAGCAATTGCATCCTGCGATTCTGGGCTAAAGTCTTTTAAGTCAAGTTGCTTTTTATAAGTGTCGAAATATCGTGCGAGGAGTTGATAGCGTCCAGCAGCAGTTGACGCCAAGCCTTGGCGTAGTACAACGAGCTTTCTTGGGTGATCTGCATAGCCATTAAATAATCCTCCTCCGACGAGTACATCATATCCTCGATCATTCGTTTTTTGGATGCCATTATCAGTACCCTCCGAGTAAGCAATAGTTGAAAGCATAGCACTTAAATTTTTACTGATTTCCATTGCTCGCCTTTTTTAATTCTATGCATTTCCATTTGGCATCCTGCTTTTTAAAGTCATTGTTTATCCTCAAAAGCTTTTAAGTTAGGACTCATTTTACCGCCGGTGTCGAGTTGTACAACATCTCGTCTTTGTGTTGGCTTCCAGCGGATGAGCCAAAGTAAAAACTGATCACCCCAGTCCATGCCGTCCCCAGGCTTCCCAACATAATCATTAATGGATTGGATTCTTTAGCGTAGCCCATCATCAGCGCATACAAGATACTAAAGAACCCAGCAGTTACAGCAGCAGCAAGAATTGCAGGGATAGACGATTTTGTAGCCATCTGCATATCACGGGCTGACTTACGATCTTCCGTAGCTAACTGTTCAAAGTTAAGACCTAAAGCCTGTGCTTGTTTTTGCAATTCAATTTCAGCAACTTTAACCTGTGCTAATTGGTCAGCAGATAACTTGCCAGACTCAATCATAGACTGCACTTGGTTTTCAGGAACGCCAAATACTTTAGCTAGTGCTGTAACTGCAAGACCTGCCAAAGGGCCACCTAAAGCGGTAGCAATCGTAGGAGCAAGTTGCATTAACCATTCCATGATTAATCCTTAAGTTTTAATACAAGGTAAGAGTGCCACGTTAACTGGTCGAGTTTCTGATCCGCCATTGTTTTGAATGCTTATTCCTGTATTTGCTACATTTGTTGAGTTTGCATTAAAAGTGTAGTCGTTACCCCCTTGTACGCCCGATCCAGCAGGTGCGCCAAAACTTCCGTATATATGTGCGTGACCCGGATCATTAACGCCGTGGCTGTGGCTTCTGTAAGCATCCGATTGTGTACTACCAAATGCACGACCTGAGTCTACACCTCTACCATCATCATAACCTCGTATAAACTCACCACGAAGGTCGGGAAGGTTAAATGTAGTCGAGCCATCTCCAGCACCATATATTGTTCCAACTACAGAAAATAAAGCTGAATATGTGGAACGAGAAATTGCTGCGCCGTTACACTCTAAATAACCAGACGGTGCAGTGGAGGCGGCAAAATGAAATACTGCCCCTGTTGGAACAGAAGAGATTGACGAACCATTTACCAGTAGTTGTCCCGATCCTTTTGGTACAAGGTTAATATTTATATTTGTGTCACTACCTTGTGCAGATATTG